GGATCTCCGCTGATCTTTGAGCTGCGACGAGCCGGTATTCCCGTTACCGAATACACCCCCTCAAGAGGCAATGACAAAATATCCAGAGTTAATGCTATTGCGGATTTCTTTGCTTCGGGTGTTGTCTGGTCGCCCAAGACAAGGTGGGCTGAAGAGGTCATTGAGCAGTTTGCTGCTTTTCCTGTTGGCGACCATGATGACTTGGTAGACTCTGCGACTCAGGCATTACTACGCTTCAGGCAGGGTGGATTTATTGCTCTGGAAGGCGATGAAGAAACAGGAACGGAGATACCAAGAATTGCGAACTATTATTGATATGTTTAAACTTCGCCAAAATCTGGAAATCTTATGGCCGTCGATAAACCACTGACTCCCTTGGAAATTGCTGATATTGAGCAGCGCGTTTCAAACGCAGCTGACAATGCAGTAGTTATTGATATAGAGAATCCTGAGTCAGTCACTATCGAGACAGAAGACGGCGGGGCGATCATTGATTTTGACCCGCAGGCTCAGGAGGAAGAAATTCCTTTTGACGCCAATCTTGCTGAATACCTAGACGAGCGCACACTCAGCGCGCTTGGCTCTGAACTGGTAGGGGCCTTTGATGATGACAAGTCATCAAGGCGTGACTGGGAAGAGGCTTACATTAAAGGTCTTGAGCAGCTTGGCCTCAAGGTAGAGGACCGATCAACGCCTTGGCCCGGAGCCTGTGGCGTGCATCATCCGTTACTTTCAGAAGCCGTTGTTCGTTTCCAGTCTCAGGCAATCACCGAGATCTTCCCTGCTTCAGGCCCTGTAAGGACCCGCATATTCGGAAAGACCACAAGGGAACTTGAAGATCAGGCTGCCCGGATTCAGGAGTATATGAATTATCTCCTGACAGACAAGATGAGCGAATTCAGGAGCGAGACAGAGAGAATGCTGTTCTCGCTTCCACTGGCAGGCAGTGCCTTCAAGAAGGTTTATTACGACCAGACAATGCAAAGGCCCTGTTCCATGTTTGTCCCTTCCGAGGACATGGTGGTTTTCAACGGCGCAACAGACCTGACTTCTGCTACCCGTTTAACGCACATGATGCGTAAGAACCGCAATGAAATCAAGAAGTTACAGTTTAGCGGATTCTACAGGGATGTTGACCTGCCCAGTTTTGATATTGACGTGGATCGCGTTAAGAGCAAGTACGGCGATTTAACCGGGGATAGAGTATCTACCGGAGATTCCAGCGGTAACTTCCTGATTGGTGATTCAATTCATACTCTTCTGGAGATGCATATAGAGCTTGATCTGGAAGGATTTGAAGATGAGGTTGATGGTGAAGAAACAGGAATTGCCCTGCCTTATGTCGTTACCGTGGACAGGGAGTCCAAGACAATTCTTTCCATTCGCAGGAACTGGTACGAGGATGATCCTGACAGGATGAGGAGGAATCATTTTGTTCATTATGAATACCTGCCGGGACTTGGTTTTTATGGCTTGGGCCTGATACACCTGATCGGCGGTCTGGTTAAATCCGCGACTTCTATTCTCAGGCAACTGGTAGACGCAGGCACCCTGTCTAACCTTCCCGGTGGACTCAAGGCCCGCGGCATGAGGATAAAAGGGGATGACACCCCGATCATGCCCGGTGAGTTCAGGGATGTTGATGTCCCCGGAGGTACAATCAGGGAGAACATTTCCTTCCTTCCGAACAAAGAGCCTTCACCTACCCTCTTTAACCTGCTTGGCAATATCGTTGAAGAGGGCAGGAGGTTTGCTGCCATAACTGATGTAAAAGCCTCTGACATGAACAGTCAGGCTCCTGTTGGTACGACGCTCGCTATTCTTGAAAAGAACATGAAGGTGATGTCGGCTATCCAGTCTAGGCTCCATGCTTCTCTTAAAGGCGAGCTAAAGGTTCTTGTGGGCGTGATTCAGGACTTTGGCCCTCCTGCCTATCCTTACGACGTAAAGGGCAGCGCAGAGTCGATTATTCAGGATTTTGATGATCATGTGGATGTCATTCCTGTATCTAACCCAAATGCAGCCACAATGGGACAGAGGATCATGCAGTACCAGTCTGCCCTGCAACTTTCAGCCCAAGCGCCACAGCTTTATGACCTGCCGGTATTACACAGGCAGATGCTGGAAGTATTGGGAATAAGGGATGCGGAGAAGATTGTCCCGGTTGATGATGACCAGAAACCGGAAGATCCTGTTGCTGAAAACATGGATATTCTTAACATGGAACCTGTAAAAGCCTTTGAATATCAAGACCATGACTCACATATACAGGTTCATATGTCGATGGCTCAGGACCCCAAGATGCAGGAAATGCTGGCCCAGTCGCCTACCGCGCAGGCGTCTCAGGCAGCTATGGCAGCACACGTCACTGAGCATCTGGCCTTTAAATATCGCAAGCAGATTGAGGATGAACTGGGTATAGATCTTCCGCCTATCGGTATGGAGCTGCCGCCAGAGGTAGAATCAAGGCTTTCTTCGTTGATTGCCGAGGCAGCAGGGCAGCTTCTGGGCAAGAACCAGCAACAGGCTCAGGAAGAGAAGAATCAGGAAATGATGGACGATCCTATTTTGCAGATGCAAAAGGAAGAGCTTGAAATTGAGCGACAGAAAGTTGAATCCAAGTTTGCTGCTGATGAAGCTAAAGCAAAATCTGATGAAGATAAGCTAATGCTTGAGGCTGAGAAAGCTAGGATGAGGGATGACCTTGAAAGACTCAAGATTTCAAGCGCAGAACGTATTGCTGGTGCCAAGATAGGCGCGGAGGTAGCAGAGCGCCAGTCAGACAGGGACGTTAAAGACAGGAAAATTAGCGCAGATCAGGAAGCAAAGGGTGCAGAAATAGGGCGGAAGATCGCAGACGACCTTCTGAAACCATCGTAAATGTCTGATTTTGTTGACCCAAGGTTTTTAGATTTGCTAACCTCACGTTTAAACGAGACAGAGGACCATCTGAGAGAAACGATTATTCATGGGTCTGTTGAAAACCATGATATGTACAATTTACTCAGAGGAAGAATAGAAGGACTGGAGCTTGCAAGGCGGGACATCAAAGAGATCGTTGAGCAGGTTATGGTAGAGGAATGAATTCGTCCATAGGACGCAAGGGTTCTCCACTTCCCTTTTTAAGTGGTGCAACGGGGTAGTCAATAATGGCATTGGCAGAAGTATCTGATATCAGCAAGGAAGGGGAGAAGGCAAAGCAGCTCCCAGACCCTACCGGATATCATATCTTGGTCGGCTTGCCGGATGTGGATGAAAAAACTGATGGTGGAATTCTCAAAACAGTTGATTCGGTTAGGGCTGAAGAGGTTTCTTCTATTGTTGGTTTTGTCATCAAGCTCGGTCCTGAATGTTATTCGGATAAAAAGCGTTTCCCTAATGGTCCGTGGTGCAGGGAAGGAGACTTCATCATCATGCGGCCTTACAGCGGGACACGGATAATGATTCATGGCAAGGAATTCCGTCTGATCAACGATGATACAGTTGAAGCAGTTGTAGAGGACCCCAGAGGAGTAGGCCGTGTCTGATCAAACACAGCAGATGGACTTTGAAAATGTTCTTCCAGAGCCTTCCGAGGTTATGAAAGACATTGATTCTCTGGAAGAAAATTTTGAGATTGAGGTCATTGATGACAGGCCGGAGGAAGACAGAAGACCTCCGCGTGTCGAAGACCCTAATGACACTTTTGATATTGATGCCGAGATAGACGGGGTTGACAGCGGTGTAAAGAAACGCTTCAGCCGAATGAAGTATGAATATCACGAGGAAAGAAGAGCCAAGGAACAGGCAGAACGTGAAAGAGTAGAAGCCCTGACTTTTGCGCAGTCGCAGCAAGTTGAAAATCAACGGCTAAACAGCCTTTTAAGTCGCAGTGAGCAGGCCCTTCTCAGTAGCGTCAGCACGAGAGCAGACGCAGAGATATCTGCAGCAGAACAGGCTTACAAGAAGGCTCACGAAGAAAACGATACAGAGGCATTGCTTGCCGCTCAACGATCATTGAGCGCAGCTCAGGCAGATAAGTCTTATTTACAGAATTATCAGCCTCAACAGCCTCAACAGGCTCAGGAAAGCCAGCCTGTTACCCAGCAAACCAATGGACATGCTTATGAGCAACAGCCTCAGTTTGATGTCCCTACCCAAAATTGGTTACAGAACAATCCTTGGTGGAATCAGGCCGGTTATGAACCAGTCACTGAGTTCACTAAAGGGCTACATGCAAAACTCGCCGGAGAAGGGGTATATTCCTCTAGTCCCGAGTATTTCAAAAGAATAGAAAAAGAAGTGGGGAGCAGGTTTCCCGATTTCTTTTCTGGCAATCAGGTGTCAAATACAGTTGCATCAAAAAAGCAAAGTTCTACTGTAGTAGCGCCTGCAAAAAGGGGTCAGCAGAATCCAAGAAGGGTGAAGCTGACAGAAAGTGCAATTAGGGTTGCTAAAAGACTTGGATTGACTCCAGAGCAATATGCAGCACAACTTTATAAGGAGTCACAATAGTGAACGACAAAAACATCACTGAAGACCAAGACCGCAGCCCTCGTTCTACTGAAAGCAGAGATCAGGAAGAACGCAACCAATCTTGGAGTCCCCCCTCGATTCTGCCGGAACCAGAACCAATACCCGGATGGAGATTCAGATGGATACGCACGAATATGGTCGGACAGTCCGACAATACGAATGTGTCCATGAAATTTCGTGAAGGATGGGTGCCGGTTAAGGCAGAGGATCACCCGGAGTTACATGTGATGCCTGATCACGACTCCAAGTTTCCGGGGAATATCGAGATTGGTGGATTGTTGTTATGTAAAGCTCCTGAAGAAGTTGCACAAGCGCGTAATCGTCATTACGAAGACTTGGCTGCGCAGCAGATGCAGAGTGTAGATCAAGGGTTCCTGCGTGAAAATGATCCTAGAATGCCGGTATTAAAGCCGCAAAGGACATCACGCACTACCTTTGGCAGGGGTGGTTCGTAAGAATCACATTTTGGACACTTAATTTGTTGAGGTAATAACTATGGCTAGTACAGCAGCCCCTTACGGTGCTAGACCTGTTGGTACGACGAGCGCGAGCGGTTCCTTTACGGGAAAAGTAACGCACATCAAGATTGCCAGCGCGTATGACACTGCTATTTTCTACGGGGATTTTGTGAAGTTGGTTACAGCCGGAACAGTAGAAAAGGACGCCGGAACAGCTACACTAACCCCCATAGGAATCTTTATGGGATGTTCTTATACGGACCCTAACTCTAATCAGAAAACATTCAGTCAGACATGGCCTGCCGACACATCTGCTTCAGATGCAATGGCATATGTCATAATTGACCCTGAAGTTCTGTTTCAGATGCAGGGAGACGGTTCAATCGCTCAGACGGCTTTGGGAGCGAACTTTGCTGTGGTTCAAAC